CCGGCCCTCCGGCATCCGCCGGATGGATAAGCTACTCGTGGCTAAGCCACGGGCCGCGATTGGGCCATGCCGTAAACAGCATGGTCCGTTTGCGCCTTCTGCTCTTTCCGCGTAGATCGTAACTAGTTCTATCGCGGTCAAGCATAGTCCATTTCTGGACAGGCAGACTGGAATTGGCTTTCGCCCGCTCCATCTCCCACAACGTGCTAAGCACACTGATGTGCTTATCTACCTTATCAACGGCGACGCCAATTACGGCGTTAACCACTGATCGGTACTCGGCCCTTTTAAGCTCTCGGTTGAATCGGGTTTCGATTCGACTTGCTGCTTCGTCAAAGTCACAGGCAAAGCCTGTGTCTCCGGTCCCATATGGAATGGGATACCGGAATTCTGACGGGACTGATAGGTAGAGAACGTTCCAAGCGTTGTAGAAACGACCGTCGCGAGCCATAGCAGAACACCGCATGTGGCTGTAATCGCTGATAGCATTAGCCAATCGGCAAACGCTTTCAAGACTGTCGAGTTCTTCCCGTATAAAGAACGGTCGAACGTTGCTGCCGAAGAAGTAGTCCTTTCCACAACTTTCCCGAAAGGGTCCGTCGGAGAAGGATTTCTCCTTGTTGGTTTGGAAACCTGCATAATCTAAAACCTCGGTTAACAATTGATAAGCGCCAGTGGGGACAATGATGTCATCCCCATAAACGCTAACGTCAGTCGTGTCGAGGCCCAGTGTCTGGCAGGTGGATAGTGAAATGGCCGCAAAGATGAGTGTTTCAAGCTCAAAAGTGTAGCCGTTACCCATGCTACTATGCTTATAGTAGCTCTTCCATTCCCCATCTAACTTATAAGCCGGCGAGCGCGCGCAGTTCAGCAGCCGCATCCACATAGGAGGCAACAACCGTTCCACAACACTCTGCGCGACCGTGTCAGATGCTGATTTCAGATCTAGCGTAGCTAGGGTTCCGTATTTGGATCCTATCTGTGCTAGACGCTGATTCCTTTCCTGCGAATTAAGGTTAATACCTAGTTTGCGGATGGAAGTCCGAAATATACTCCCGATACTCTTCTGAAGAAGGGCATTCAGGTGCGGTTCAACCGCAATCGGACGATCAGTTTTGGCATTTTTGGGCACAAACGTTACAGCGTTTCCACGTACAATAGTAGCCTTCACAGTCTGAACAGAATCGTCAGCTGGATCAGCCGAGCGGTGAAATGCCGCCCACGATGGAATGGATTCCACAATTGCTGTGAAACCGCACGCTGCTAAATCAGCAGTAGCATCCAGGTTTCCCTGGAGTTTATTGTACACGGACACATGGTCGCCCTTGACAGAAGATGTGACTCCAGGACCCCAGCCGACCGATTCCTCGATTAGCTGAAAAACCTGGCTTCTGACTGTGTCGTTAGTCAAATCTGGAATTGTACGCTCGATAATTTTACGAGCTCCGTCGAGAATG